TATTAAGAGTGCCAACTCATCGTCCTTTTCTCTATGTAACATTTAGTTGCTCCATACTTTTCTTTAATACCTGACTTCCTTCTTTTCTCTCCTGCTTCTCTTCTCAATTGTGATGATGTTTTTCTCTTTTGAAACTCTTCAAAATCAGGAAACTGGCACTTCTCACGCCATATCAGTCCTTGTTTAATCTTCCAGTTGATGTAATAAATGTTAGGAATACAAATAGGGTTCCAACCTTGAAAACTAAATCCTCCAAATTCTCCACTTGGGATAGGGAAGTTCTTATCATCATCCACATCAATTTTGAATACTCCCCTATCAATAAGAAAGCTCATCTCTATGTCATTCAGATAACAATATGCAGACAAAGTATAATCTTTTATCTCTGGAATAAAATGATCACTAGGAACGTCCCAAGTTTCATCCACCGTCTATATCACATCCTACCATAGCACCAGTTACAATACCCAATGGAATTGCCCAGTAACGTCCTTCTTTACGTGATAGTGCAGCACCAAGGCCACCACCTAAAAGACCACCTGCAACTGTTCCTTCTACACAAGAGTTATTGTCAATATTGTCTGCGGAATCAGGCATAGGTCGGGCAGGTCTAAAACCAACACTCCCTCCACAGGGAACTTCAACTTTATCTTCATAAGATTTTACGTATCCGGGGTTATGTCGTGTTCCAGGAACGTATTCCTCACGATACTCATATCTATAACATACCTCTTCTGAGTATCCACCAGGATCATATTCACCTGCAAAGGCTGACACTGGTGTTAATGCTAACAATGCTGCTAATGCAATTTTCACAAATCTCCCTCCTGTCTATTTTCTGACTGGTAAACATCAAATGATCCTTCTGGATAACGTGCACTCAATTTCTCAACATTCATTTCAAGAATCTCATTAAAATCCGTATCAAGTGCCATGCATGCTTGTGCAAGATACCAACAAATATCTCCCAACTCACGCTTCATATGAAAAACATTATCTTCATTATATGGTTTTCCTTGAAGGAAAATCTTCTTAACAACTTCAGTAAATTCACCAGCCTCCGCAGTCAAACCAAAAGCTGCTGTCATCAATTGAGATACATTACAATCATTTTCTAATTCAAGACTATTTAAACGTGTAAGAAGTGCTGCATAATCTGTACTCTCTGGACTTGTAGTCTGATAAACAAACTCAACATACTTATCAGAATCAATTTGCTTGCTCATAATTGGTTCACCTTGTCATATAAGTCAATTACTTCTTTACTGGGATTTGGGACATGAGACAATAATTCTCTCAATGCTACCACTTGTTCTGCTGTTAGAGTAAGACCTCTATTTGTTGTTGCTGGTTCAAAGTTGGGCCTATAATTAGTTCCAACTGCTGGATACGGATCTGCCATGATTAGAATTTAAATCCGTCAAAGGATTTTTTGGGTTTTTTCTCCTCATGATTATACTCTTCCTCTCTCCCATTGTCAAGGATATCCTCTTGTGCACTTTGCTCACAATCATAAAGTCTCATCTTTGCTCTATCAATTCCTACTACAAAACGTTTATGAAGAGTAGGATCATTATACCTATTCTTCAACTGCTTAACCATTATCTGATTTAACCCTTCAAGTTCCTCTCCACTAATAAGAGCAAACATTAAATCAGCAGTAGCAGGAAGGCCAAAGGATTCAGATGTGTCAGTGAGATCAACATCACTACTAGCAAAACCAGAGCGAGTAGTTTGAGTAGCAGAGACAATCGGTAAGTTTGACTCAACCGCAAGACCACGAAGTTCTTCTGCAATCGATTTAATATACGAATAAGAATTGACGGTAGAATTGCCACGATATCTACTAGATGCACATATATTTAAGTAATCTATGAATATAATATCTGGCTTGAATGATTTCTTTAATGCTAACTCTTGAAGTAATGCTTTAAAATGTCCACTATGTGCTGCTGCAGTTGGATACTCCTTAATAATTAATGTACCTTGTGTCTTCTTAGCAATATTAGTTACCTTGCTTTCAAACATAGGTTTAGGAAGATCTGTTATGTCTTGAATGTTGACATTAAGTAGATTAGCATCGATCCTCTCCGCAATCTTTTCTTCTGCCATTTCGAGAGTGATGTAGAGGACGTTCTTTCCCTGGAGGAGGACACCGCTTGCCACATGACACATGAATAAAGACTTTCCAACACCTGTGCCAGCCAAAGCAATGTTGAGAGTCTTATTCGGTAAACCTCCTTTCGTAATTTTGTTGAAGTATTCGAGATCAAATTCAATCTTGTCTTCCTTCCTATGGTACGACTCATACCTCTCCTCATAATCATTTAAATAATCATGTCCAATATGCGTATCAAAAGATACTGCCAAAGCATCTGATAAAATACTAGGAATTGCATCTCTTCCTTTAGACTCATCCTTTCCATCTGCAATGTAAATAGAGTCCATCAGTGCTAAGTATATAGCACGGTCTCTACACCAGGTCTCTGTAGTATCAACTAACCAATTAAATTCAACTGCCTCTTCATCCAATGAAAAGATTAAATCAGTAATATGTTTAAAACTCTCTTCATTAATATCAGACCTCTTCTCTATTTCAATAGATAATATTTCTTTCGTAGCTACCTTATTATATTCCTGAACAAAACTAGATATCTCCTCAAAAACAACCTTCTGAGAAGAATCTTCAAAATATTCAGACTTAATAAATGGAATTACTTTACGGAGGTATTCTTCATTATTAATTAAATTCTTAAGAATTACAATTTCAATTTTATCCATCTATATTATGATGCGGATTATCAGGAGAATGTGCAATATCAAAAACAAAAGTAACTCTTGTTTCATCATCAAGATTAACTGCTCCGTGTGGCAGTTTATTATTAAACCAGAAGAGAGTTCCTGGATTTACTATTAAAGTTTCATTACCAACAAAGTACTGATACCTACCAGCTATTGAAATATGATATCGGTCTCTTGTCAAGTAATATGTACCTTCATCAATATGAGCACCAACATATCCATCAATAGGAAGAGAAAGAAAACCGCATCGATAAATTTCCTTTCCAGGAAACTCTTTGTTTATAATCTTAATAATCTCTGTGTGCCTATCATATGCTTCAGTTGGTTTGCATAGTTCAGAATCTCCTACGAAGTCTTCCTTCTTCTTTACAGCACCTACTACAAGTTGAAGGTTGCCAACATCCATATCTTCATAACCACGGTCAAGAAGACTTTCAGCACCTTTCCTCTGAATAAACCAATCATCAGGGTACTGATCTAATTGGTCTATTACCTTATTGACATCTATGCCAGACTTAATAACTTTAATATTATCCGCCATAACTGAACTCTTTCTGCGCAATCTCATCAAGAGCTTGCATCACTTCTGGAGTGAAATAAGTGTCGGGTTCAGCGAGTATCTGCTTGGCATATATTTTTTTGCCGTTGATTTCGTATCTTCCGGCAACGTTTTTCCAGAGTCCCCCAATCTCACCCAGTTCCAATAAACCATAGTAACGGTCAAGACCACGATCATCATAATAGAGACGTATCTCAACTTGTTTGTTCTCCTTACTTAAACGAGATTTGTGAGTCTTAGCTTTGATAATGTTTCCGATGACTTCTTTTCCATCTTTTTCCTTTTTCTTGCTGAGATAAATGATTGTACTTGCTGCGTACTTGAGTCCACTACCTCCTCCCATTTCTTTAGTTGGAATATAAGCTCCGATGACATCATATGTGTGATTTGTGACAATGAGCGGGACATTCGCTTGACCAAGTTTGAGGGTTAACATTCTGAACGCACCTTTGACCAATTGTGATTTGGTCATATCACGGACTTGCTTATCGTTCAGAGCATCCGTAATTTCTTTTTCGGTGGAAAGCATACCCAAAGAGTCTAACACAAACATACAAGGTTTGCGTTCGTCCATAGGCATTTGAAGATATTTATCAACTGCCTTAAGTGCCTTCTGTCTAAACTCCTCAATGGTTACGACATTGATCACAACAAAGCGATCCATCGGGATGTTACGACTTTCTAGAAGTGCCCTAGTAATGCTATTCTCAGTGTCAAAATAGAGTACATAAGCGGAGGGGTTAGTATCAAGGAAGTTCTTAACAACGGCGAGAGAGAAGAAAGTTTTGCCAGTACTAGACTCTCCAGCAATGGCAGTGATCTTATTACTAGAGACACCGCCATATATAGAACCGCTACACAATCCATTAAAA